GGTCTCGATGGATTTGTTAATATGTTAAAACAATCATTAGAATCTGAAGAGGTTAAAGAAGACTAATGCTTATAAGGAAAAGTTCTCAGGGTCATTACTTACGACTATACAGAAACAGTACTCCCGGTGCTACTAGGACAAAGACATACCCAGATGGTACGACTGAGACCCTGACTTATCCTTCTAGATATAAATATTTTTTAGTAGTAGATGGTGAGGTTGTTCAAAGAAGCGATAGTTGGGCAACGATTGAACAGGCCTATGTTGATGAATGTGACGATAGTCATGGTGGTGGTCATGGTAGATTAGACCCCGGACATCATCACCTTATTAATTGTGTAGCTACATCACAGTCTGATTATCCTACAATGGATAATACAAAGGCAGAGATACAAGATTTTTACGATAAACGAGGTATTTCATACTCTAGCTCAGAAAGCAAATCAGAGCTGTTGTCTAGGATAGTTCCAATGATGGCTGGAGATGAAGAAGTATCAAAACATATAAAGGTATAGACATGAAAAAGATAATGGCTTTATTAATTGTTTTTTCCTTTGCAAGTGCCACCCCTTCTAATTCTGTTCAATTTGATCAGTTGGCGATGAGTGAAGAGGTTAAAAAGAAAAAGAAAAAAGGCAAAAAGATGAAAGGTAAGGGCAAGAAAAAGAAAAAAGGTTTTTTCTCAAAGGTCTTTGGTTCTAAGTAATGAATAACCCCATAGCCAAATTAGTATCATGGCAACAAAGAACGGGTCAGTTAGATAGTTGGACATCGTATCATATAGCCGCTGGTGCTTTTTTATGCAAGATATTTCAATGGTTGAATTGGAGTGATTTCTGGTGTGTTATGGGTGTATTGATTGTAGGTGTCTTATGGGAAGTTTTTGAGTATTACATAGAAAACTGGAGGCCTTATGGTAGTAAAAAGAAGTGGGCATACAATACGCTTGCTGATATTGTAGTAGAAACTGCAATAGCATGGTGGATGGTGCTATGAGTCAAATAATAAAACAAGTTAAAAAGAGAGGGTTTGGAGTTGTTAGTACGAGTTATGGGACTCCTGTTGTGTATGAGTATGACAGGAGGATGCAGTCACGGGTGGAGCGTAGCGGGCTACGAAATAACACCACAAGATACGGTTACAAATACAGTATTTATAGAGGTGATGGGGATTGATTCAGTCTTGCATTACTATCATGGAAGAGTATATGAAACATCTAATTGGTGTTGGATACATCACCAGTTTGAAGATGTGGTGAAATGAGTGGAAAGCCGGATACCGCCAGAAGCTATCGTGCTACCGTTCTTGATGATAATGCCATTGTATCTATTAATCTTAAATGGCTTGCTCAGGGATGTGTTCTCGTGGCAATATTGGTGTATGGTTATTGGCAGATTGAAAGCCGTATTAAAGCGTTGGAAAACAAGGTGGCAAGTGCAGATGAGCAAATTGAAAACTTACTTAGTAAACATATTGTTGAAGAAAAAGCTGAAAGGGAAGAATTAGCACAAAAGGTAGCTTTTTACGAAAAAGAATTAAACTTAAACCCATTTAGTTGGGGCAAAAAAAAGAAAAAATGATAATGTTAATTTATACATTAGATTTATCAGTTGATGAACTACAGGAATTAACTATTTGTTTTTGGGAAAATAAAGAGTTTAACCCTTTTATAATAATAGCGGAGACGTGATGGATTTTATGGCAGTATATGGCGAAGCGGGAATGATCGGAGTGGTCGGTGCTATGTTTGTGTATCTAGTCATATCTATGTCCAACAAGTCAGCAAGGCAACAAGAAGAATTAGAAGCTTTGAAAGTAGAGAATAGAGGACAGTCTGAAACTCTTGAGAATATGGAAGGGATGATAATAAAATTAATTGCTAGATGGAATCAATCAGATGATAAATTAGATCGTAAGTTTGATGCTATGACAGCTAGTATTAACGACTTAGACAATCAGGTTTCTAGAATAGATGGGAGCTTGTCTAGAATCAATGGTAAACATTAGAGATGGACAGTTTAAAGATAGCCGCAATAAGTTTTAGTAACTATGCGATTGGCCTTACACAAGTACATGAATTATTACAGGTGGTGGTTGCACTGCTTTCTATAATATTATTGATAATGAACATAAAAAAAGGAAAATAAAATGGATATTAAATCAATGCTAGTTAAGCTTGCAGAAGAGCAGGCAGACAAGATGAAAGAAGAAGCAATCAATCACCTTGCATCAGATGAGATGTCAGAGAGCATTGCTACTGCAATCAACAAAAAGATTGACATCCCTTTCGTATCTGAAGAAAAAGAGCAAATCTTCTTTGAAAAGATGGTAGACGTTGTAACAGACGTTATAGAGGGATTATTCAAAGGTAAGTAGTGCCTAAAAGACTGTACCAATTAAATGACTTTAGCGGTGGGTTAAACACCGTTAAAGACATTGCTGACATTGCTGACAATGAAGTAGGTGCGGCTAGGGCTGTCATGTTCAATGTGTATGGTGGTATACAGCCATTCTACAGCATGAAAGATGATACAAACAATAAGGTATCTGCTTATGTTAATGATGAGATATCTACGGTACAGCCCGGATATGGATTAGGCTATTTTGAAACAGATCATGTTAGAGACCCTGTAACTGTTTCACAAACCAGTTCTATTACAGGAGATGACGATAGTGAAGGTTCCGCTACTGGTTTCATAGCAAGGACTAATGGTGGCTTGCTGAGAGAGTTGGAATATAAGGTTAGTGGCAGTCAGCAGAATCTTGCATCTTCTTTTCCCGTTGGCACCTTAGTGCACATGACTGCTAGTGCTTTTCCTGCAAATGGGATTGATAGGGCGGCCCAAGGTCTTTATCGGGTAGTGGATACAAACGGAAGCAATATTGTTTTTGACAGGGCTATGCCTATTACTATTGAGAGTCCTCCTCAAGTTTTTTGGGGAGCTACTTTAAAAGGTGTTTCTCTCGGAGACCAAGTTATTTTATTAGCCGATCCAGCGGCTCATAACATTGATGTTTTTTCAACATCAGCAAATAACTATGCACACGATGCAAATGGCATCGTTCTTAGAAGTTCAGCTACCAGTATTCCATCTAAGGTAAAGTATTATAAAGTAGAAGAATCTATAAGGTGTTGCGATACTGCTGATAATAACGACTGCAAAATTCAATGGTATGGATGGATACAAAGAAGGCATTTTGTAGGTGCCAATTCGTCTGACGATGATAATTCTTATATGAATTACTTTTCAAAAGATAATGACCTTTCTAAGCCCACTGATGGTAAGGTAGCATCTAGTTCTGGAACAGTTGGAGTATTGGCTAGTTTTGAAAAGAATCAAGATAATGACAGCTCTACTGCGGTTTCCCTAACTGCCGGTTCAGGATTTAATGTTTCTGTAGTAACTGAAACAGACGTAGACGGACTAATAGCAAGTGGCACTTATGAATTTGCTCAAACATTTGTGTACGATGGTAATCAAGAGTCTTTACCATCTACTTATGCAGATACTCTTACTGTCTCAGAGGCAAATGAGTTTAAATCTTTATCTTTAAATGTTGCTACAGTTGGGCCATACGACCCTAGGATTTCTGGGGGTAGGATATATATAAGAGAGCAGGGCACAGAATCAGAGTATATTATGTTGTTAGACATTGACCTTGGAAAAGGATGTAGGGCAAAGCTATCTGATGATTATACATCTTGGTCTAATATTAGTGAAACATTAACTGGGAACGTAACAAGTGGTAGTGCGAATATTACAAACACGTCAAATGACCTTGCTGTAGCTGGGATGTCTATATCTGGAACAGGCATTCCTGATGGGGCAACTATTACGACTGCCAATAACAATGCAAATGTCATAACGATTTCTTCTAATGCTACCGCAACTGGTTCTGGGGTAACGCTGACTCTTTCTGGTAGTTTTTATTCATGCCCAGATAGAACTGTTGCCAATAACTTTAGTATTAAGGAATTGGGTTTTATTACTTATGAAGTTATAAATGGATTTAGTTCCAGTATATTTAGTAATGCATTTGGTGACTCTGGAGAACATTGGAAAGATGCAGTAGTTGCAAACAATAGAGTGTTTGTGTGTAATGTAACGATGAAAGATGAAGACACTGGTGACACCAAAGCAGATGCAACACTAAGGTCTTATCCAGATAGAATCATGTATTCCATGCCTAACAGGTACGATACATTCCCATCTACTAATTTTATAGAGGCGGCTAAGGGCGATGCAGATGTGTACGTTGCAATAGAAGCGTATGCAGATAGATTGTTGGCCTACAAGAATAAAAGTTTAGATATTATCAATATAGCCGGAGATGACCGTAATTGGTTCTTAGAGGACAGTAAAAAGTATCAGGGTGTACTGCATCCAGAAGCGGTAAAAAAGACTCAGTATGGCGTAATATGGGCCAATAGACAGGGCTTGTATTTATACAATGGATCTTCTATAACAAACCTAAGAGAAAATAAAATTAGTGACAGCGATTGGAATAGTCATGTTGGAGGAACTACAGGTATTATATACGATGAGCAAGAGTCTATGGCTTTTATAATCAAGAGTCTTGATAATGATGGCGATACATACATGTGCGATCTGAAGAAAGGTAATTTTACTTTTACCAGAGATTTTGTTTTGGATAGCAATGACGGGCTTACTAATTCGGTAGATACAGAAAGCAATAATACGCTCATAGCTCACGATAGCAATGGTCAAATTGATCTTTATCAAATACATAGGACGGTAGCGAGCAGTGCAGAAACACAGTTTACAACGAAAGCATTGAGCTTTGGAGACATACATCAGGTAAAGAAGGTATATGCTGTACATGTTACATACAAATCAAATGTAGCATTGACAGGCATGTTTAGCTTGCTAGAGGAAGACGGCACTAGCACATCATTGAGTGGTACTATTGGTGCATCAGCATCTAATTGGGCAAAGGTAAAGCTCACTCCATCATCTCCAGTAACTTGCAATAAAATTTCGTTAAAGTTTGATAGTAGTACTACTGCTGTTAAGACATATATTAATGATATTGCAATAGAGTATAGAACCCTTTATAAGAAAGGTTCTTGATGGACAGGGCTACTCGATTTATTGCCAACAGAAAACAGGACAAGATTAGAGTTGTAAGAGAACAGCCTTCTGTTCAGTCTATGAGAGAAGGTGAAGAGGTACTGTACTTTAGAAATCGTGGTACGCTTACAAGATACAGAAAAGAACGTGGTAAGCTGTGGACTTCTGATATGCATGGCAGTCAAAACAAACACGAAAAGGGCAAACTTACTGTTGATAATCTACAAGTAAACTCAAGGCTGGAGTATACAACATCATTTATAGACTACAGAATGTTTTCCCACAATTTTACAGATGATTTGCCGGGAACAAAGATATACATACCTTGGCAGGGTACAGGAGAACAAACATCAGTTCCAGAAGCTAGGGCATCTTTCTTGGCTCCTTTTGAAATGACCTGTCACAAGCTAATAATACGTCTGCCTGCTATAAACACCGCCACAACAGATATAGTTTTTACAATAGAAGAAACCACACAGGGTAACGATACCCCTGATGTGGTTTGCACATTTGATGCACAGGACAACTGGATTGATGATAGTAATTTTACAATAAATGTTTCTGACTGGAACGCAACTCCAGTTATAGCATCCGGTAGTGTAGTTCAAATAGGATTAAATCCAGATAATTCCAATATAGTTACCAGTGAGAAGCATTGGATTATAACTTCAGTATGGAAGACAATCGTAACAATATAATCTTTATATTGTGATAAAAGTTTTATTAAATTCAAAGGAATCACACCATGCATAACAGTTCTAACAAATCAAAAGGTTATATGCCAGTTTCTTCTGGCCCAAACATGACTGGTTTTGACATGGGTAAAACATCCAGTCTGATGGAGATGATGCAGACTGGTGGACAGCCTAGCCGAGGTGGAGCCGCACTAGCTCGTGCATTACAATTTCAAAAAGATCAAAAAAGATTGCAAGATGCAGAGAGAAAAGAGGCTCAAAGGCAAAAGAAAGGTGGTTTGTTTGGTAGTATTGGTGGTATTGCTGGTGGTCTTTTAGGTGCGGCGTTAGCACCAGTTACGGGGGGTGCGAGTTTAGCATTAGCATCTGGACTAGGAACTGCTTTAGGTAGAAGAGCTGGTGAAGGTTTAGGTGCGGGTAAGTCAAGAAGTGTTGATAGTACTGGAACCGTATTTGGACAACAGTCATTTAGAGATGTAGAACAGGCTAGTCGTGACTTTACAAGGGGTATGGGTGAAAGAGCTTTACTATCAGGATTGCAGGCGGCGGCTACATCAGTTTTTTCTCCCGGTGGTGGTATTTATGGAGCAACTGGTAGGGCCGCAGAAGCTGGAAAATTAGGCACTATTGGAACAAGACTAAGAGAAGGTGCATCTGCCATTGGAAAAGCTGGTGCGAGACTGGGCTTAGGTTCTGGAAAGGCACTAACAACTGCTTCCGGAGAGCTCTTGTCTAGTGGTTTGCCTGCCAATATAGCTGGCTCTGCTTTAGCAGATACTGGTCTTAACTTGCCCGCCGGAAAGTCTTTTGGTGGCAAACTTCCAATTTCAGAGGCAGATATGACTATGGACGTTTCACTTCTTGGAGATGTTGCTGTCCCTGATTTTGATATTTCTCTACCCGATGTATCTAATTTACCTAAACCACCAAGTGCTATAGAAATGCAACGCCGTAGAAGTGTGCCAAGCGGTGCAGGTGCTGACATGTTAGGAGATGTTGTGGTTCCAGAATTTGATACTTCTTTAACAGATGTTTCAGATATGGTTTTACAGCCAACGGAAGATGCATATCAAGCAAGTTTGGCAAATGCTCTTTCTCTAGGTGAAGATAACGCATTGTTAGATGCGGCTCGCACAGCTCAAGCGGCACAGGCTACCGCAGAAGAGGCAAGTAGGTCAGCGGGTTCCCTAATAGGATATTTAGAAAGACAAGAATTAGGCCCGCTTGCAGATTCACTTAGAATGGCTCCTGCTCCAAGCATGGATCCGTCATTAACTGAGGTTGTTAGTCCTTACTTTAATTTACCAATGGCTCCAAATAGGGCTCCGTCTATGGGGACTCCTAGCGATGCTAGTTTCTTAGCCTCTTACTTAAATAGACTTTCTAGATTTGAAGATGGTGGTCTTATTGGTATGCAAAATGGAGGCCCTTTAACAGCAGAAGAAATTTTAAGAGAGCAGGGACTTACTGCTGATGATAACCAACTAGCATTGTTTCAAGCATTTGATCCTACTGGAATACAAAGGGCTACGGAGGGTGCTGGTCAAAGTTTACTTGGCATGACTGGTGGACAGGGATTAGCAAGTGCTGGTGGTGGTTTTGGTGCACAGCAGAGTGCTATATCTCAAATGGTAGAACAAGGACAGAAGTCTCTTGAACAACAAATACAAGATGAGCAAAAAGCTTTTGAGTCACAGACTTTAGGAACTGCGGCAGACATTGTTGCAGGTGGTGGTGAATTTGGAACGTATGGTGGTAGTGGTACTGCTTTTGTTCCTCCGGGTGCACCACCAACTCCAGAACAGGGTGAGACATTTAATTACTTAGGTACCGAGTATGAGTGGACTGGAACAAGATGGGTTCAAGTAGAGGGGGCAAGAGATGATCGT